TCACGGTACACATTTATATATAAGACAGGATAACTATGTCAGACGACACATTAGAACGGATGCGGGATGACCTTGGCACGATGAAAGAACGTATAACCAGATTGGAAGAGCAAATGAAAACTATCTATAATTCTGTAGATAGGGTGGAAACAAAACTGGACAAACTCATCGAAATGGGCCACGAGCAGGATACCGCTATATCTGGTAATAAAATTCAGATTGGGAATGGAGAAAGATTCTTTTGGCTGGTGCTATCTGCCGCGGTCGGACTAGTAATCTATTGGATTAAAACAGGAAGTTAACATTATGGGTATAGAATTACTATTCGGCGTAGACAAATTCCTAAGTATAGTTGTTGCTACATTGGCAATAACATCGTTCATTTTTACTCTTAAACACAGGAGATTTTATTCTTGTTGGGCACGCTCTTCCATATTAACTGGAGCCATAGTCTCGATAGTAAATATAACTGGCATTTCAGTCATTTCCACTGACGTACATATACAACTGGTCGTAACTAATATCGGAATGTCGCTCTCGATGTTGTTGTTTATTTACACAATATTGCGATTTAAGTGGGGTTTATTAAAGCAGTATAGGAAAATAGTATGCGAAGCAAAAGACATAAATAAGAATATAGAGGTTAAATAATGGCTAAATTACAATCGGTAGACAATTTAAGAGATTATGCTTATCGGAAACTTGGTGCTCCAAAGATAGAAATCCAAGTAGACGATACTCAAGCATATGACAGGATTGATGATGCTCTCCAACTATTCGTTGAGCGACATTTCGATGGCGCTGAGGAGAAATTTATCACTTATGAGTTTACGCAGGCAGACCAAGCAAACGGATATATAACACTGCACGATGATGTCGTAGCAGTGACAAGAATTTACGAGCCAGGAAGATATTCTTCCGAGGCAATGTCCGATGTTCGCTATAGAATAATGGCAGACGAAATGTTCGATATGAATAAAGTCAATATGGCTTATTTTGAAATAACAATGGAACACCTTGAAATGGTCAATAGTTATTTCAATCTAGATAGAACATTCACTTTTAATAAAGCGAACAATAGATTATACAGTCATTCTGGCAAGATAGTTGGCCCAATTTGTTCAGACGAAGCGGAGATAACTCAAGTAGATTGTGAAGCCGCTGGAGCAACTTGGACAATCGGTGCTTCTATGCTCTTACGAGCGTGGCAAGCCGTTCGACCTGACGAGGCTACATCTTATGCTCTAGACGTATTTAATGATGAGTGGGTGAAGAAGTATGCCACTGCACAAATTAAACAGCAATGGGGTGCTAATATGAAACAGTTTGATGGAATGCCACTTCCAGGTGGGATTACTATCAACGGCCAACAAGTTTGGGATGAAGCGAAAGAAGAGATTGACAAACTCGAAGAAGAATTTTCCCTTAATTACGAACTTCCGGTTAACTTTATAGTGGGGTAATGTTGTGGGTATGTTCGACCAAATGTCAAAATCCCCAATGGTTAAAGATATCGTAGAAGAAGTAATCGCCGTAGTAGGATTTCAGGCGAAGTATCTTCCACGAAAATACGGGACTGCACTAGACCCAGTGTTCGGAGAGGACCCCTCTTCGTTCTTTGATACTGTATGGACATTTAATATACTAATTGATGATTATCAAGAGTATGGAGATGTCGGAGATTTCTACTCTAAGTTCGGAGTGTCTGTAACTGACGAAATGAAGGTTTCTTTTACGAAGAAATCCTTTGCAGAACAAACAGTAGCCACAGATGATGATACGCCAATTGCAGGAGATTTATTATATTTCAATGATGCCGAGGCGTTATTTGAAGTAACATTTGTTGGGAATGACAGTTCATTCTATCCAACACCAGAAGGACCACAACACGTTTGGACATTAACACTTAAACCTTGGGAATATGGTGGTGAAGATATTGATGTTGTAGATGCAGAGATAACCGCATTAGAGACAGATATACAAACGGCAGTGGATAACGAATTAGCAACACCTGATTGGGATAGTTTGGATGACGATATTCTAGACTTATCAGAGATGAACCCATTTGGGAGTACATAAACAATGTTTGGAACAACTTTTTATCACGGAACTACAAGAAAATTAATTATTGCGTTTGGGTCCGTGTTTAATAACATTCACGTGGAGCATAAAGAGGCAGATGGCACGGTACTCAAAGATATTAAAGTACCATTAGCCTATGAATCTCGTAAAAAGTATCTAGCACGATTAATCCAAGACAGTAAGAAGAATAGACAAGTTCCTCGTATGGGATTTGTTTTTACTGGAATGGAAATAGATTTAACTCGGTCCGCGAATCAAATGACCGAGTATAGATTTAATCACACCAACAACGACAAAGCGTATGCTTTATATTCTCCGATTCCATACAATTTCAATTTTTCTCTTGATGTTTATACGGACTTGATGGATGATGGACTTCAAATCATCGAACAAATATTACCTTATTTTGCACCAGATTTTAATGTTGTAATTGAAGAGGTTCCTGAATTAGATATGCGTAGGGATATCCCAATTGAATTAACAGCGGTTGAAATGTCAGATGAATATGAAGGAGATTTTGCAGAGCAACGAATAGTCAATTGGACTTTAAATTTTCTCGTTAGGGGCTGGATTTACCCGCCGATACGAGAGCAAGGACTTATCAAGAAGGTTGTTACCAATTATATTATCGATTCTGGTCAACCTGGTCCTTTCTATCCAGATGAACAAATCAACTTAGAAGTTGACCCATTCTCTGCGGGTGCAGAAGACAACTGGACGATTAAAGTCACTGGAGGACATCCTGATAATCCTGACGATGATAGCGATGTGGACACGGTTACGGAACTTAGTTGGCCTATAAATCGTGATACGTAAAAAGACAATTATTTTAAATAGAAAGAAAAAGGATTGAAGTATATATTATTGTTTCTTATCTTAAAACTGCCCAGGGAGGGGTATTAAAGGAATGATAGCAGAATTAGTAACGATGTTTGGAGCCAAAGCGTGTTGTATTGGGGCTTCAGGCGCAGGGGGAATTTGTAACGCGGCGATGCGTAGAAAGACTCCTGTAAGAGATTTATTATTAAGTGCAGTGATAGGGTGGATAGCCGCGGAGTTTTTCATCCCGGCACTTAGTTCGCATTTTGGATTTGGAGTAGAAGTTGCATTAGCAATCGCATTTATTTGTGGATACTCTGGAGTAAGATTGATGAGTAAAATAGAAGGAACTATTCTAGACAAAATGAAATTTTGATAGAAAGATTGAAGGATATATTATGGTAGCAAATAAAAAGACTATTAAAGAAAAATTAGATGCTGAACTAGAAGTAGCAGAAAACATATTAGGAGAGGAGCATCCTGACGATGCTCCTATTGATGCTAAACGGATAGTTGCAGTACGTAGAGAAAGAGGTCTAGCACCAAGGGCGGCAGTTAAATCTGACCCCGTGGATGGCGACCTGGGAGAAGATTATTCTTACGCTAGGGATAATCTTTATAATCTCATAGAACGTGGTAACGATGCTCTAGAAGGCATTCTTGAACTAGCAAAAGAGATGGAACATCCGAGAGCATATGAAGTGGCGAGTGGTTTAATAAAAAATGTATCTGACACAACAATGGAGTTGTTAAAGATGCAAAAAGAATTGAAATTAATGAAAGACGGAGATGCTCCTAAAACTAACGTCAATAATCTTTACGTAGGCAGTACCGCTGAATTGCAGGAGATGTTGAAAGGAAAGACTATTGATACTTAACTAAGAGGAGAACGTGAATAATGGGCAGTCTACAAGATGTTGTACAAATGTGGCCTGTGTTTTTAGGATTCATAACATTGGTAATAGTATTAGCAAAAATGCACTCATCTATAGAAGTATTACAAGAAAAAGTAAGGGTCTTATACGAGTTATGGAACAAAATGACCAGTACAGACAAATAGGAGATTAAGTAAAATGAGTAGAGACCATATAATCCAAAACATCGGTAGTATCATTATATTTGTTGCCGTTGTCTATGGTATTACCGTGATGATGGATATGGTCAGGGAAACCTCACGTATATCAACATATATCGAGATGGATTTAGAAAGAGTCGAAAGTATCGAGAAAACCTTAAAGGCACAAAAGACTTGGTTAGAAGATTACGAAACCAAGACGGAAGGGCGACTAGAAAAGATAGAAAAACGTAACGAAGAAGATGCAGAAATTAATACTTTAGTTCTGAAGATGTCTGGTAAACTAGACACTCTGGAAGACCAAATAAAATTACTAATGAAACAACTAACAAAAGGCTCGGATTAATTTGATAAGTATTCCGAGGTGTTAATTATATTATGAGCATTACTACATATTTAGGCAATCCCCTCCTTAAGAGAGTTAATGTCCCGCAGAATTATTCTGCCGAGGAGATAAAGGAGTATGTCAAATGTAGGGATGACCCTATCTACTTCATAAAGAACTATATGACTATAGTTAATGTAGATAAGGGATTGATGAAGTTTGAATTATGGCCCTTCCAAGAAGAACTAATAAAGGGTCTGGTTGACAATCGATTCTGTATCGTAAAATGCCCACGACAGTCTGGCAAATCACAGACAAGTCTGGCATATATGCTTCATTATGTATTATTCACTGACCAAAAGAATGTAGCGATTCTAGCCAATAAGGGTGCGACCGCGAGAGAATTATTAGGTCGACTCCAAATGGCGTATGAAAAACTGCCTATGTTCTTACAACAAGGAGTGTCTGAATGGAACAAAGGGTCTATGGCCTTAGAAAATGGTTCCCGCATTCTCGCAGGTTCCACAAGTTCAAGTGCTATCCGTGGCTATTCTTTCAACCTGATTTTTCTAGACGAATTCGCATTCATTCAGCAAGGAATAGCAGAAGAGTTTTTTAATTCCGTTTACCCTACCATATCATCTGGTCAAACATCTAAGGTAATTATTGTTTCTACTCCTCTGGGTATGAATCATTTCTATAAGATGTGGATTGATGCCGTTGAGAAGCGTTCCAACTATCACGCCTTTGAAATCAATTGGTGGGATGTTCCGGGACGAGATGATAAGTGGAGAGAGGAAACGATTGCTAACACGAGTCGAGAACAATTTAGGCAAGAGTTTGAGTGTGAATTTTTAGGGTCTGCTGGTACGCTAGTAACTCCTGGTAAAATCGCAGAACTTGCCATTAAAACTCCAATTTCACGTAAAGACAATCTAGATGTCTATGAGGAGACAATTGAAGGACATAATTATTTTTTAACAGTAGATGTAGCAGAGGGCAGAGGGCAAGATTATTCTACTTTTACTGTACTTGACATTACAGAACTTCCGTTCAAACTAGTTGCTAAATATAGGTCAAATTCAATATCACCACTTCTTTTTCCAAACATTATCAATAGAGTGGCGACCGCATACAATAAGGCAACTGTACTGATTGAATCAAATGGTCCAGGTGGAGAAGTTTGTAACATACTCCATTATGATTTGGAATATGAGAACACAATAAACGAATCAGGGGTTCACGCTAAATTAGGCATAAAAATGACTAAGCGTGTCAAAGCGATTGGTTGTTCTAATTTCAAAGACCTTGTAGAGGCAAACAAACTAATCATTAATGACTTAGAAACAATATCAGAAATATCTCAATTTATTGTTCGAGGAAAGAGTTGGGCAGCCGAAGAGGGTGGTACCGATGACTTAGTAATGAGTCTAGTAATGTTCTCGTGGTTCTCCTCTCAACCAATGTTTAAAGATTTAAATGACATAGATTTAAGAACGAGACTATATGATGGACAGATTCAAGAGATAGAGGATGACTTAACTCCCTTTGGGTTCATAGAAGATGGCATTGAGGGAGAAGATAAATATATAGTAGAAGATGGTGAAGTCTGGCAAATCTATAACTAGAAAGGAAGATAATGTTTAAGTTAACTGACTCGGCAAAGACACAGATAGTGTCCGTTTGCAATAAAGAAGAGGCGGAAGCAGTCCGTTTCAGTATCAAAGGCGGAGGATGTTCTGGCTTTGAATATGATTGGAAAGTGGAAAAAGAATACCTTCCAGAAGAATACGACAGAACTCTAGATTTGGCCGATGGCAAGAGATTCGTAGTAGATAATGTGAGTATAAATTACATAAAAGGAGCCACAATCGATTTCGTAGTAGAGGTAATGGGTTCGTCTTTTCAAGTGGTTAACCCTAATGCGAGTAGTAGTTGTGGGTGTGGAGAAAGTGTAGGATTTGATGCAGGTATTTTGGACTTTGAAAGTGATACAGTAACCTTATAACTTCAATTGGAGAGCAATGCGAGACAAACTAAAGAGTCGATATTGCGTAAAATGTTCCGCTATATACAGTTTTCAGTGTGGGTGTCCCAATAATGTTAGACATAGAAATGTAATGAGAGATTTTCACAAAATGAGTATGGCTTCCGTGGAGAAGGCATTAGAAGATGTTAGTGGAAAACAACAAAATTATAAATAGTTGTAATGGATGGAGGAGAGTGTTTTCTTCCTTATTACCTCATCAGAATTATCGCACGATAACTCAATAACGGTGAAATGATTGGGGTGAACCATAGTTAAATAATTTTAATATAGGAGAAAAACGATGGGATTTCAATTAAGCCCAGGCGTCCAGACAAGAGAAATCGACTTGTCAACGTCTATCCCCGCGGTTGCTACCTCTTTGGGTGGTACAGTCGGTCGTTTTACTTGGGGTCCGGCATTTGAGCCGTATTTATGTACCTCAGAAGCCGACCTTGTATCAGTCTTTGGACAGCCAACCAACGATACATATCCAGCGTTTCTTTCTTCTGCCGCTTTCTTGAAGTATGCTAATAGCCTTCAAGTAGTTCGAGTTGTTGATTCAGGAGCGATGAATGCCGCGCCTTCTGGAAATGTAACTCAAATCACAGGGTCAGAAGATTTTGAAACACAGTTGGATTCAGGTACCTTGACAGAGGGATTTTATGCCCGCTATCCAGGAACTTACGGAAACGGCATTAGTGTAGAAACACACGACGGAACTGCAACTTGGGGTGACTGGCAATATGCCGGTGCATTCGATGTTCAGCCCGATTCCGGTAACAACGAAATGGCAGTAGTCGTAGTAGTTGACGAAGAAGTTGTAGAACGCTATCTTGTTGGACTCGCACAAGGCGACAAAAACAGTGATGGTGGAAACATTTGGGCAATGGATGTAATTAATCCTCGCTCTAAACTTATCTGGGTTAACACGGATAACGTGACTAACACAGCCGCACAGTCTGTAACATTCAGTGGCGGAATCGCAGTATCGGCAGGAGTTCCTGCTCATTGTGATGACGGTTCTGGTGATGACCAAGCAACTTGTGAAGGTGCTGGCAATACTTGGGTTCTAGAAGTAGACGCAGGTACGGTTGGTGCTAACGAGTATATGCAAGGTTGGGATGTACTAGCAAATGCTGATGAAATTAATATTTCTTTAGCAATTGGCGGTGGAATCTCTAACGAGAATTCAGCACAAGTTTCTATTGTTTCAAAATACATCATCGAAACTATTGCGGAAATCAGAAAAGATTGTATCGCAATTATATCACCTCCGAAAGAGACGGTTGTAAATGTTGGTGGCGCCACAAACGCTGTTAACAATGTAATCGCTTGGAGAACTGATGTTGCATTTAACAGTGCCTCATCTTACGGTACTCTCGATGGTAACTACAAATACGTTTATGACGTTTATTCTGATACTTATCGCTGGATTG